TACCAGTCTTACCGTGAATCACACGAATGCGTTCACCGTCTTCTGAGTTGTCAAGTTCTATAGTATGTCCGCATGATGTAGTTGTAACGTAGTTCTTGGGATAGATCGTTACTGTTTGTGGGCTTTCATTCTCGGTTACCGAGCCGCCACCCATGGATAGGTTTGTATTTGAAGTATCAGGTCTTGTCATAATTAGTAACCGTATCCTCCGCCACCACTGCTACCACCTGAAGATCCACCACTACTAGGCGTAGTAGATGAGCTACCCTGGGAGGATGTCCCACCAGGATCAACCACGTTAGTGGTTGTAGGTGTAGTGTTTTCAGTGGACGTGCTTGTATTTATTACGTTGGTGGGAGTGGATGATGAGTAGTAATCAGACTCTACAGTAACAGTTACACCTTGACCAAGACTCTCTGCCTTGCTGTCATAGATGTACTCACCTTCTCCTGTATGTGATAGTCCTGTCATCTTTCTACCCATGTGGGTATGGAAGTCACCATAGTAAGGTTGACCATTGACCCATCCAACCAGTTGCTGTGGATGTGATACACAATCGATGTAAGTGTTGACAGCATACAGACTCTTAAGCTTCTCAGGTCCTACAAATTCATAGGTAGGTATCAGTTCAGCACCGAATCCTGTGTCATCAACAACTCTAGGTCTGATGTAACCAATAGTTTTCTTAGTGACATTGATACGAGTAATTCTACCATCCTTATCAGTCTCTGCGTCACCAATCTCCTCATCACCCACTTTAATTACAGGCTTGGAGTATCCTTTACCTACATTATCAGGGATAAGTTCAGCAAGTGTTGGGATCAAATCAGGGCAACCAGCATAGATTGCTGTAGTATTGCCTGGGATAGCAAGGTCAAAGAAACTATCAACAGGGTTGAGAATGAACTTATAGTCACCATTACCATTCTGTAGTTTCAGACCTTCGGGAATGGGAACTGTCTTATCTAATGTAGCAAGACCGATGTATCCAGTGTTGTTGTAGTTAAACTCTAGGACTTGGAGGATAGGGTTGTTAGGATCATCCTGCGGGAACAGATATCCACCCTCATCAACGTAGTCTGCCAGTTCTACATTAGGAACAAGGAAGATCTTCTGCTCATTAGGACATGTGCTAGTGTCAGGATCAAGACCATATCCTACACCAGTCTTCTTGATAGCAATACTCTCGATCTTACCATTCTTGACAATGGGTTTGCCAACGAATCCTCTACCTTCAGGTTCATTACATGAGAACATAGCACGAACTCTAGCAGTTGTGGTAATGTTACTACCCTTCTTACGCATGAAGGCACCAACAATAGCACCCATGTCATCAATGATGGGTAGTGCTTTGATGAATGTTGTAGACTGAGCGTTGTCAAAGACCAGCTCAGGGAAACATGGTTTCTTATTGAGGTTAGATGGACTACAGTTGAGAGATGACTGCTGAATGTTACCATCCGAGTCACGAATAGGATAGACAGAATCAAACTTCTCGATCAGAGACTTACCCTTCTCGAAGGACTGGTCACTAATACCTGTACCAGCAGCACCAACCTCAGCATACTCACCTGTCTTGGTGTTGAATCCCATCTTCTTCTCTACACCATCCACAATCTTGGTGACAGGAACATATCCACGAGAGTTGGGCTTACCGCTACCAACAACTCTAGTCTTACCATCAGCAAGTTCTGCCTTAGCAGCATCGCCATATTGTGACTGCTCTTTCTTATTCTTGTCTCCTTCACTCTCCTTAGGACCATGGCATGTCTCGAATGTGGACAGACCCAGAGCACAAGACAGATCACCACCGCAGATCATATCAATCAGGTCAAGGACGTTTGCCATCAGACCTTGGATCATAGCAGCAGCACCCTTGATCGCACCAAGAACACCCTGAAGAATACCCAGAGCACTCTCGATAGCACCGAGCAAGCTGTCGATGATACCACCGAACAGATCCATGAAGACGTCCTGGGCAAGACAAAGGGCAGAGTCCAGTGCTTGCTCAACCAGATCCATGAGCATCCCAGAGATGGTGCTCAGAATATCTCCAGCGATCTGTTTGAAGAGACACTTGATCAGGTCAGATACACTCTTGAGTTGTTCTTTCAGAGGATCAAGAATGTCAGGATCAGGAATGTTGATCTTGTCCATCTGTTCTTGGATGAACTTCTCAACTTCTTTGAGAACAACACCCTTAACGTTGCCCATGATCCCATCCATGAACTTGCCAATTCTGGATGTGTACTTCTCAACCTCAGCAGCGAAGTCTTCTACCTCTCCTGTAGCACTGTTAATAAACTCACCAATCTCATTCTTCTCGATGCCACGAGCATATTTCAGGAACTCTGCCATAGCTCCCTTGATCTTTACATCAGAGGGTTGACCACACTTACCATTAGATACACTGACAGTGTAGCAGCGCTTAGCGTCCGCTGCTTTCATTATATCAGTTTGCTTTGCTGCCTCACCACGTGGGTTGACTGTAGATGTGGTAGTCTCACCTTCCTCAGATGGTGGTAGAGCACCAACATTAGGAGGGGCTTTTGTACCTGTGGATGATTCTGAGACTGTAGATGCTGTACCACCAACTGTGGATCCACCAGTCTCACCATGCTTTTGTGGTTTGTAGTCAGGTGGGAGTAGAGTCTGAAATGCCTTACCCTGCTCACCAGTCTTCTTATACACACCCTTGGGATTCTCGTCAGAGATAGTACCCATGATGACAGGAATCTGTGCCGAAGCACCATCCATAAAGAAACCAACAACCCAGGAACTAATCTGGAGCTGGTGAATGCTACCAATACCACCACGCTGTGCTTGCGTGACAGGCATCAGACAACTCGCCCAAGGTAGATCCTTAGTCGGAAGCTTGTTTGTGTCAGGATTGTGATAACCTACAATCCTTACTTTTACTTTACCAGTAAAGTCATAGTCATCTGGTGTAGATCCATCGTTCTCGATCTGACCCAACCACCAGTTGAATCCGTCCTTACCAATAAAATGTGCGGCAGATTCTAGATTCATCCTAAACTATCTCTGTAAATGGTGACACGAGTAGACATCATGTCTCGTTCCGTCACAAATTGACGGTATATTTTACCTACTATGTATTTACCACTCTGGGCAGCATCTTTTTCAAGTGACTTGCCAGCATATGATTCTACCTCTACAACCTGTCCAATCTCTAGTTTAAGTGTACCTTCATACTCAAAGGTAGCAGACTGATTGAAGAAGAACTGATTTCTAATCATAGCCTGCGACAACTGTTTTGTCAAGTCCTGAGTGTAAGTACCCTCAGTGTACATAGCAGTGTCAAGAACTTTTGCCATGATACGTGTAGGATTTGAATTCTCACTGTCTTCACCAAACAACCTGTAGAACTCAGGAAGTTCAGAGTCATTCAGTTTGTTCATCTCCTTATAGTATTCATTGACATTGTATGGGATCTCTTCATAGCTGAAATCCTTCATGTCTAGAGTATATGTGACACTGGTGTAACTGCCCAGATTCATACCTCTGAACACATCACTGGTTCCAGTAACTGTCAAAGTCTCAATGTCAATGAATTCATCAGCAGAATCTAATCCATCATCCTCATAGTTGACGCGAATAGTTTTTACGACATCCTGTTGTACCAGGCTGTCCATTGCTTTGAAGTGGTATGAACCAGGAGTCTCATAGAAGAGATAACCAGCACTAACATCCTTGGAAGATCCCTTCTCTGGAATAGCTCTCCAAGCTAACCATGAGATGATAGTAAATGGATCCCAGTATGGGGAAATGAATGAAATTTTTGTAGAAGATTTATCTACGTCTACTGGTTTTATTGACTTGAGAAATCTACCACTGTTTGATACGAGATCCTCAACGATAGCACTCGCTGATTCTCCAGAACCCTTACCAAACCTCTCTGAGATTTTGATTGCTGAGTTGTTTACAGCATCAGCACTAATCATATAAAGAGTAGCCTTCATCTTCTTACCACTGACAACCATACGATCTTTGATGTCGTAGATTACCAGACTGGCAGCAAATCTATTTTCTTTATGATCCTCAAATTCAACGAATACCTGCTCTAGTCCATAGAGTTGAGAGACAATAGCAGTCTCAGTATCATTAATAGTAATAGCAATGATGGTGTTGGACTTGGTAATGTCCTCAATATAATGAAGCTCAAGAAGATGATTGCTACTGAGATTTACAGGACCAGTCTGAGTAGCGATCTGAAGCCTTCTTAGGCGAAAATTATTTTCGGCAGATACTTTACTCATACGATATCCAGATGTGTCTCACCACCTTTGGTGATAGAAATAGATGCGAGAAGAAAATCACTCACCTTTAGAGGTGCTGATGATACAGGATTATCCATACCAATCGTAGGACCTTTTTGTCCAACTTTACCCACTCCAGAAGCAACTTTAGTCATGGCAGCAATACCTTGACTCATAATATTAGTTGTAGATGTTACCGCACTGGCAGTATTATTGATCAAAATGTTCTCATTCCCACTATTTACACTGTTAGTGAGGAAATTAATATCTTGCTTGAGGTTAGTAGATCCTTCCTGGGCAGGTGTTATGCCGCTCAGATTATTAGTCACCGAAGTGTCACTTACCATTGATGACAAGCTTGTCGATTGCTTCAGCATCTGACCAGTCTGGTTCAGCGTGGAGCTCATATTGTTAAGAGTGGTAGATCCTGTGGTGAGGTTTGCCG